TATATATTAATATAACCATCCCTTAGGCTTACTATCGCCATAGGACATCCTCTAACTTGTTTCTGGTTATCCCTCCTACATAATAAATCATATAGGCATAGAGGCTCTTAGTGGGTCCCAGCAATTAAGCAGATTATTCAACTAAGAATTTCTTCTTAGAGGGCCCCATACTAAGGCCGTCCTACGAGAAGGTATACTCCATCTTTACTTCTATCGCAGATAGATTGTGCAAGAGAATGTAATCTTGGATTATACGTTCTTAATCCATGATTAATGATCATATATGCTTCATTCTCTGTGATATCATCTAAAATTCTTAATAGGTATATCAATTCTAATTCTAAAAATGTAATCGCTGTAATATATGGAACATCAATTTCATCTGGCTTTAAATCTTTTCCGTTTACAATTACACTTCTGGAACCGTAATCAATTCTTATTCCTCCCATATTTGCTCTAAATAATCCATCTTTTCCAGAATAGCTATCTATGATAATATCATACAATTCATTAAATTCTGTTTGTATTTCATACAATACTGGCAATATAGTAAACATATTACCAACTTCAGTATTTATTAAGTTATATTGATTCATTATCGTATCATATATCTTATTTGCTTGAAATAATCGTATTTTCTCATTACTTTCTATTCTTGGTCTTATTATCGCACTATAGACTGGTATATGATGCGTGAATATTGAATCTTTATATTCTATCAATAGTTTATAGTGGTTAGAATACTTAGAATTTTTAGTCACATAGAATTTTAAGATTTCATCTATATTCTGATATAGGGCCATCATTCCTATTCCGGCATATGGTTTATCCGGATTTATATCCTTTTGAACTATCCCATCGACATTCATTTTTGCAGAAGTTAAATGTAATATACTATATAATTCTTCTTTACCAATAAGAGATTCTAAATGAGTATACATGGATGGATTAATTACAACATATTCATTTAACGGTATCCAACCCATAATTGATAAATCGGCATCAGCAAAACTAACTTTAGTATTACAGTTTGGACATAATTCATCTAGGTAAATAGCCCCTGTTAATTTTCCACAATAGCACCTATATGAATCTTTCGTTCCAGCCTGATCATCAAATTGGCTAAATCCAAACTTTGGAGAAAATATACCATCTTCAGTTTTATTTCCATTCTTATCTACACTTATATGATTTGTAATTAAAAAGTCTTTACCTTTCTTTAATCTAGAATCTGATATCTTATCTAGATTAGCTTTAACCAGTTTTTCTTTTTTAATTACGCTATCATATTTGTCAAAATATCTCGTTATTTTTGGAAGCTTAAACTGTTTAGTATCTCCAAAATCTATAACATCACCATTCGACATAGTTTCTATCAATAAAAACACCACCCTTTTTTAATGTATTAGTAAACTATCGAATTGTAATATATAACATAGTAAAATCGTTTAAGTGTGTATCTTTTATACTTTCTAAATAATGATGAACTATGTCCATCTCGTGGATATGAGTACACTCGTCCAGTTGTATCACATTTTTGTATTACTTCAGTATATAGATTTTTTAAAAATGAATCCACTATATTATGAATATCATCTATTCCATTACTGAATAATATAGCTACTGCATCATCATATAACCTATTTTGTTTAATTATAGTCAATTTATCGGATAGTGTGTGTAAGAATATAACAATAGCTTCTGCAAATAATATATATACTTCTTTTTTAAGTATATATTTTTCTATAATATTAAAATTTGTCTTGATATAGTAATCAATCTTATCAATATCCACAGTGCAACTTTTCATTCTTACTATATTATAATTGATAAAGTTAACCCTAAACATAGTATCTCGTTGAAGTGAATCGATATTGATACTAAAATTTGATAAATTTAAAGAATTATAGTGTTCAAATACCTTTCTAATAATTTCCTTCATTAGTGTAATAACCTCACTTTCTGTTGATCTACATATATAATATATAATTAGTTTATGAATATGTAAAAAAAGATAGCTTAGATGCTATCTTTTTTTATACTTAAATAAGACTTCTAATATACTGAATCATTCCGATATACTCTTTAAGAGCTTGTTTATTATTTGCATGTGTTTTAGTAATAGCCTGTTCGAAATCGTCCAAACTTCCCTTGAAACACCCACACCATATATGATCATTATTGAAACAATAGACAGATGTTCCTTTTCGGCTACCAATGAGGGAGATACTGATATATCTTTTATCTGAAATTACATCATTTAAGTTTACACCACTTAGATCTACGCCAATTAGATCAACATTGCTCAGATCTGTCCCAATCAAATTTGAACCACTTAAGTTTACTCTAATCAAAGTTGCACCACCTAGATCTGCCCAGCTTAAATTTGATCCACCTAAGTTTGCAACACTTAGGTTTGCCCCATGTAGACTTGCTTTATGCAAATTCGAATTACTTAAGTCTGCCCAGAATAAGTCGGCCTCACTTAGATTTGCAGCATCCAAATTTGCCCCACTCAGGTTTGCCCCATTTAGGTTTACTTTATGCAAGTTTGCCCCACTCAGGTTTGCCCTATTCAGATTTACTTTATGCAGATTTGCCTCACTCAGGTTGGCCCCGCTTAGATTGGCCCTGCCTATATCGGCCCCATTCAGATTTGCTTTATGCAGATTTGCCCCACTTAGGTCTACTTCAGTCAAATCTGATTCACTTAAATTAACCCAACGTAAATCTGCCATTCGTAAGTCGGCTTTTTTCAGGTCAGCTTTACGTAGGTTTGCCCCACATAAATCCATCTTGCGCAAGTCAGCCCGAATGCCGATTCGATTATCGCTTAACCATCTATTATGATTTTCCAAAATTGTGTTTAGATCGCCGATAGTTATTAACATTTCAAACACTCTCCTTATATATAATCTAGATATATAATATATAATTAAAATTCTCACCTATATCGAATAATAATAAAAGAAGATAGTTTAATTACTATCTTCTTTTATAATTATTTAAATAAGTCATCTAATGTGATTTTATAAAGATGGACTGTCTTTTCATGGAATGATTTTAAACTCTTAGTTTTGAGCGTTTCACTTATCCTGGTGGTTGCTAATCCTATAGTAGTCATTCCTAATGTATATGGATGAGTTCCAACGCATTTACTGCAGATATTAGGAACTTCCCATTTGCAATACATAGGCGACCTAAATTTTATCTTCTTCCACACATATTGATCAAAATTATCTGGAGTTAATAGTTTAAGTTTTGTACCTTCAACCATATACAAATATAATAATTCATTTTTAAAATATGGATCGACTAATATTTCTAGATAATCAGTCGTTTTACAATCAGAGCCTTCCTCAGCTATCGAAACATCCTGCAATGTTGCTATAATCTTTTTACTTTCATATCCACCAACAGCAACACCCTTTGCCCGACTATATATTCCAGAGGTTGCACTATTTGCAAATAACGAATATTCTTCCTTAGATATTCCAGTATCGTAATTTGATTTTGCTATCTCCCATTTACCAGTTCCAGTATTTAATATCGGACCTTTCATTAATACCATTGTTTTATAGTGATTTTCAAAATCTAGCTTAGAGCCAGATGCAAAATTATCATTTTCTGGCAATTTTGACATATAATCCTTTGATAAATTTATTAATTCTTTTTCAACCTTAGATGCTATTATGACATCACCAGCTTTAAATTCTTTATCATATTTATCAAATAATTCTTCTCGACGTTTTTGTATATCTGGAGGTAATGAAAACATCTTACTAGAAAATGACACATTTATTAGTTCTGATATATCAGATCCACCTAACCATTCAAAAATATCGATTAATTCAAAAAATTGTTCAGATATAATCTTATTGGCATAGAATGCTTGTGATATTAATTCATATATTTTTTTCATAATCTTATTAGTAACTGGTACATTAACATAACCAACAATATCCGATAGATATTTGTCAGTTACCAATCTATTGAATAGATATAATGCAATAGTAGTTACTCCAGCTATATTATTACTACAAGTATTTTCTGGGATATGAAAATAATCAGTTACTTTAAATCTAGATATAGGATGTTTAATAGTTCGTCCAAAATACGATTTAAATAGGGTATTTGTAATATCTGTATGGCGTATTTTTAATACTTCATCTATTTCAGCATTAGTCAATAGTCTCATATCCTCAAGTCTCCTTTTTTAGCGATCATATTTCATAACTTTTATACATTAAATGCTATATAATTTGTAGATAAAACGAAAATAATTTTCGCTATTAGATAGGTATAAGTCTCTTAAATTTATTTTAGTTGTTACTCTAACTCCGGCATAGTCAGTACCATCTAAGAATCCTGTAACTAGACCAATAGAATTAAATCTGCAATTATCAATATTTCCGTATACATTTATAAAATATTCTCTTAAATCAGCAGTCGAGATTGTAAATACCATTTCTCCAAATACTAATAGCCCAAGATTTGTATCAGTCTCATTAATATTTGGAGGTATCTCAGTTCCATCTGTAAATAGATGACGTATTACGATATCTGTATCAAATTTTTTAGCATAATAATAATAATTGGAACCGACAGTCTTCTTTAGAGCATATTTTGCTTGATCTGATGCAGATAAGTCAGCAGTAATTGGAACAACTCGTAATGGAACAATAGTATCTACAGATTTATCTTTAAACTTAACAGCTTTAATCAGATTGGCAGAATCACTTCCACCAATTCCGACAACAAACCCAAATGTTAATTCATTTTTAAGATTTTCTTGTGTAATAGCAATATCTGCTTTAATTCCAAGATCGGTAGATAGTGTTGTCATTGCAAAGGTCGATCTCTTTTTAAAAAACTGCTCTAATACATAAGTTGCTCCTGGTAATATAACATCATTAAATGTAAATAGTTTACTACCAGTTAATCCATTATATACTTCAACAACGCCTATGAGCTTAGATTCGTGTTTTCCTCTTGAGGATTCTAGCTTTCCATTTATGAAAAGTTCCTCTGATAATCCTAATTTTTCTATAATCTCGCCCATATTAACAATCCCCTTTTCATATTATTCTATAAATACTCTAATGAGTCTATAATTTCCAATTTATCGTTGATTAAAAACCGCTCTTCAGAAGTTAAAGTTGTACTAACCTGCAATGTGTCTGTCAGTGTTATATTATTATGCGAGAATACATTACCTTCAGTATAGTTTTTATCTATTATTTTAATATTATTTAGATAGCTATCAATATTATATGTGGTAGTCATTGAGAATATATTAATAGTAAATGCTTTAAATACTGATAGTATTTTCAATATATATTTCATAAATACATCACTTCCAGATGAGGATGATATATTTAAAAATAAATATTGAAATCTGTCAGTTTGAATGTAATCTTCCAATGCTGTTAATATTTTTAATACCGCAGAATCGATATCGGAGATAGCTATTGTCTCAATATAATTAGCTATTAATATATTTTCATCATATAAGTAGTTTATATATGTCGTTGCAATTGAACCATCTGACTTTTTATAAACATTAGAAGATAGTTTTGAGTGCATTGTATATTCTAATAAATTTCGTATTGCTAGATATTCCTTATAATTGCGAGTAGATGTTTTTACTTTAACCAATAGATCATATATCTCTTTATTTCTAAAATATAGATCTACTAGATCCGATGTCTTAGTATACTCACTAGTAGGCAACAATGGAGCATAGTTTGAAGATGATGTATACCCATATTTTTTCATTATATTATTTATTTCGGTTAAACTTCTATCAAAATTAAATTTATAAATAACTGCAATATCTTCAGGATTTGTTATTATATTTCCGGTAAATCCAGATTTTTTACTTAATAATGCTGTTAGCATAGTTATCGAATAAAATAAACTAATTTCTTGTCCAAATATTGGTTCTATTAATAGCAGTTTTTTAAAGGAATCCTTCAATGCCAAACACATTGAAAAGAAATATGTAACTTCAAATGATAAGCTAGATAATGCATATGCAATATCAATATTGATATAATCAGTATTGATATAGTTAAAATTTTCTTTAAGTAGTTTTTGTCTTATGGCCTCGTCAGTCTCATAGCCACCCCAATATATATCATTATTAGTTATATCTGTATATACTAACTTATTTTCTGGCTTTCGTATTTCGGCATCGATGTTAGTTGACTTAATATCAACTTGTGCAAATTCGATATCAAACATCTCATTATATTTTGGAGTAACGAGATCCGCTTCATAGCTAAATATATACTTTCCATTAATATCTTTTTTATGTTGCTTTATTAGTAGGAACTTCTTGACTGAGATATCATCGAATCCAAATATTTTAAATATCTTAAAAAGAACTTCATCAGTTCCTTTAGACACAATCAATGATTCTATATTATCCACTATTTTTCTTCTATATGATAATGGTATATCATCAAATATATTAAGATTGTGGGACTGTAATATTTCTTTAACCATTACTTCATTGAAATATTCTTTCTTATTAAATATATCTAGTGATTCATTAATAGTCATTACAATACTATTAATTAATATAATGAATCCTATATATGCATCAAAATATGTTTGATCTATCGAAAATCTTTTTTTATAATAGTTATTTAATATATATGCCCTGGATAGTTCATAATTTATATTAAATCGATTTTTAATGAATATATTAGACATTTCTCCAGATTGTATAATTTCAAACCTTTTAGCTGTTCTAGCTATAATAAAATTAATTTTATTATCTCCAAGATATCTTAGATATGGACGAGTTGGATATTGCACTATTAACTTATCTATATATCCTAATGCTGATAATATATCTATCTCACTACTAGACATACTATGAACTGGTAGTGTTGTATTAACACCAACTATTGTATCTTCAATATAAATATTTAAGTAGTCCTCGTTTGCAGGTAATCCATACAGCATTCTATAATAGTTATTAGATTCGATATATTCATCCAATATTTTGGCTCTTTGCAATAAAACGACAGCATCTCTCTTATCGCTTGGTATATTCATTTTAAATTGTAATGCTAATGCCACTTCTTCTGTCGTCAATCCGGCGTCGATCAGTACTTGTTCATCGAATGTTTCATATGTTTCGAATCTGTCTGTTTTAGTATATGCTGATAGATATAAATCATAATTTTTTAAAGTAGCCAATGTTTCATATTTAGAAGCTAGATCCTCTCGCTTTATTATAATACTAGATATAAAAGTTATTAAATCATTAGAAATTCCCATGACATATGCTTGATCGAGTAATAAGTCATCCATGCTATCACCTACCTTATTTATATTAAACAAGTAATAAACTATATTATCTTTTTGTTTTCCAGATATAAATATAATACATAAACTTTAAAGTAGGAGGCATTGAAATATGGATCAATTTGAAACAGTTGGAACTAAAAATCCTAAAATTATAGCAGTAGATAGTGAAGCAGTTTTAAAATACTATTTAACTAGAAAGGATCTATCAGATTATGAACTATTTTGTCAATTCATCAATAAAGTTAAATCAACAGTTAGGCATGATTTGAGGTATACTAATTATAAATCAGAACTATATAAAATAGGATTGGATAAATGCCAATTTCATCATGGTATAAACTCTGAAATGGCTCCAATAGAAATGCACCATGGGCCAATATTTAGCATGTTTGATATATGTACTATTGTCACAGATCACTTATTAGCTGAAGAGAAGCTGGTTAATAGCTTTATAGTTGCAAATAAGGTATTGATCGAACATGAAAAGCATCATATACAGCTAGTGATGTTATGTGAAACATGCCATGAAGCTGCAGAAAACGGATCAATATTTGTATCATTTAAACAAGGATTTGGACAATTGGAAAAATTCTTAAAAAAGTATAAAAAAGGTGTAAGTAAAGAGCATATTGGAATAATAAAAGAATATTTAGAATTATCTAAAACATTCAGTGCTACAGATAATGGAATATATGAAATATTAGATCTAGTAAAGAAATATGTAAAAAAATAGTAGATAAGACATATCAATGATATTAATAATAAAGAGGTGGTAAATGTGGATTATATTATTAAATGTATCGTAATATATGCATGTATTAATGCAATATCTACGATACTCAATCAAATTTATAAAAGATATAAAAATAAACAAGTCAAGATGATTAACTTTAGTTCTGAAATAATATCAAATTATGAAACATGGTTGAATCATACTATAAGTATATATATGACAAAATATATAGAAGAAATTAAAGGCAAAGAATTCATTA